TGAGTTAAATACTTACCTACAGGAAATGGTAAATCTTCAATGTTATCTGAAAGCATATTAAACTCAAGCATCTTCAATGATGTCATACGTGCTTTATTATCAAAGTGATTAATCTTAAATAAATCAATCTGAGGAATAATCTCATCTTCTGATTTAATCACTTTAGCAAATCCATCACGAGCTGTTTGAATTTGCTCCATTGCAATATTGTAAACCCAACGAGCGTCAATAAAGTATTCAACACCTTGTCGTTTAGCTTCTTTAGCTTGCTCTATAATTGCGTGTAGAACAGGATAGTCAAATCCTAAGTTGTTAAACCCAATCATACGCCATTTGTTCTTAGCTAGATGACGAAGATAACTCAATATTTCTTGTGTTTGATTCATACGATCTGATACTTCCCATACACGTATTACTTTACCATCACTAGAAGATGTAGCTAATGTGAACACGTTAGGGTAACATTCAATATCGAAGATATAATCATTTGGAATATAGTTTAGTTCTGTTGACACAATTTACTCCTTATAAATGCAAAAGAACAGATAAAGCAATAATACCTCATCTGTTCTTAGTTAATCAAGTATTAATCGAATGTTAATCAGTAATTTCTACTTGATAATTCATTAGTGCTTCGTAAACTCTAGGGTCAACTTGATCTTTCCAATCTTCTGCAACTTCTTTAATTCGTTTTTCCTTAGCTGCTTTATAAGCATAGAAAGCTTCTTCAGGTGTGCCGTATTGACCTAAATATTGTCTTCGAGCGTTACCGTTTACTTGAGCGATATACTTCTTACCGTTCTTCGACTTGGTGACTCCTTTTGGAAGTTCGCCTCGTAGTTTTTTGGCACTGATAAATAAAGTATTTATTTCCATTGGAACAAAACAACAAGTATCTTCTGAATAAACCTTATTACCTTTAACGAGAATATCTTTATCTAAGTCCCAACTCTCTTGATCGTGTCCGATCTGTTTAAAATACCACTCTTTGAAATATGGGTAGTATTGGAAGTTTGCTGAAACAGTGCAATCATCATAAGTCATTTTACTCCGCTTCCAATTTTTCGAGTGACACCGTTTAATCATATTAGACCAAGTTTTAAAAACCTTAGTTGTAGATTCATACGGTTCTAACCCTGAACCAACAATGCCAAAACCATACACACTAGGTTTTAACCAATCTTTAATTTGACCACTCCGTAATCGAGTAGCACAAGTTTTTGTTTCATAACCAGTGTCTAAAAACTTAATATAAATATTTTCTTTATTTACGTACTTTGTGACAATAACATTTCCCCAGTGTGTATGTCGAATAGAACCTTCATACTGCTCTTTAGCTATTAAATTAAAACCATTCATCATTAATCTCCTATTAAAGAACCCTCAATTAAGAGGGTTTATTATTTAAAAATTACTACGTTGTTGTTCCATAAAGTCTTGCTTGTCGTATTGCTGACGTGTAATCGGATCATAAATTAAATCACAAATATGTCCAGTCTGACCACCACGAAGTTTAGGTGCTTCAACAGTCATTGTATTACGCTCCATATCATCATCTGCCATCTTATTGCGGTTCAGAACAATGTTAATGTCCGCAGACTGAACAAACGAAGAACTACCTAACGCATCATATTCAGTGACAGGACGAATTGTTCCGTCTTTGTTTGGCATAGGTTTACGAGTATGTAGAATATTAATAAATACTAACCCTTCTTTCTTCATTTGTTTCTCCCACATCATGAACTGCTCTTGGTCATCATTAGGAAGATGACGAAGGATGTCGGATAATGGATCTAAAATAAAAAGGCGAGACCCTAAACTCTTCCAAGCTTTTTCAACTTGACGCTGAATTAACTCTAACTTACCGCCACGTTCATCTATGATATAGAACCGAGGTTGACCGTACTCATCATAAGATAAATCGTGGATGGTTTGTTGAGCTTCTTCCGTTTCTAAATAATCAACAGCATCTTGTCCTGAGCACCATGTCAAGTTGTGTTTGAAGTGGTTGGAACACATATCAATTGCGAACTCTTCTTTTGTACGTTCAATACTCAATGTTGTTGGGATAAGTGGTGAATTAAAAGCCCAAAACAATTGTAAATTATCACTTACTAAAGTTTTACCAATTGATGTATCTGCAATAATATTAACAATTGCACCTGTACTACGAATACCACCACGAGAAGCATCATTCATTCGGTGCATCATTGGAGGGAAAGGAATCTTTGGTGCTAACAAAAACTCTTTCATCCCCTTAGTTGCTTCACCGAATGATTTAATCCCTGTGTCTACTAATTCTTTAGCATCAAAGTAGTTGGAGATAAATTGTTTATGTTTCCCAGCAACTAACATCTCGTTTGCGTCTTTCATAGAAAGTGTTACGATTTTTACCTTTCCATCAGGAAGTTTAGTTGCAGCTTCAGCTACCGCAGCTCTACCTACCTCGTCAGAATCACCACAAAGAATGATATTATCAAATAAATCCAACCACTCATAGTTCGCAGCACATTGTTTAGCAAGACTTCCCTCTCCTGCTGTACAGCTTACAACTGCTGTTCGATCATACTCATCTTGTCCACGACTGATCTGATAATCTCGAAGCATCTGAGCTACTGAAAGTTTATCAATCTCTCCACCAGTAATTACTACATACTTCCCACCTGTTCGGAACAAATGCTGTCCTGAAAAATCGTTGGACAAACCTGTAATCCCAATGTTACCTTTTCCGAAGTCTTTAGGTAAAACACGTTTCTTATAACCACGTAATGACTTCAGTTCACCATTAAACCCTTCTTTTGTTTCAGGGTAATATTCTTCAACGATGTTACCTTCTGAGTCTCTGACATATAAATGTCCATAGAATTGCGCTGTTTCAGGTTTAATCGAACGGTATAGACTACCATCCTTCATAGTCGTATCATGACTTGTACGAGCAACAAGAGCCTTATATTCAGCTTTTGTAATAGCTGTCTTAACTACAGGTTTAACTTTAGGAATTACTGTGTTTTCATCCAATACACCTTGCTCTTTCAGCATAGCTTCTGTCATATATTTGTTCTCGCAGTTAGGGCTGAAACATGAAGCATCAAGGTACTCTTCACCCTGCTCATTATGTTTAACATATACAACTAAATTATCGTTCGACATGCACTTACCGCACGGAAATTTTCCAAGCACTGTACCTTGCACTAGGTTTTTACTATCTTTCACTTCTTTACTCACAACATTTCTCCTAAAATCATTTCTGTTTAAATATAATTTCTTTAAACAACCAACGTATCGTAAAACTTCTTGCATAAGATACAACAAAGAAAATAATCTGTAAAGTGATACTTTGAGTGTTTGTTAATCCGAACATTCTTAGAATCACATAACCTAGTATTAAACCTACTATCATTTGTGTCAGTGTTTCTATATGCAACTCGAAAGATTGTTTATTCATTTCGCTTTTACTACAATTTACTTAAAATCTACAGTAATTTTTAAATTCTTAATCATTTGTGACACATCAAAAAGAAAACCCCTATTTAAAAGTAAATTTTGCGGTGTGTCATAAAACACAACACTCACCATCTCTTTAGATGCGAAGCTATTAATAAGTTGCAACAAATATTTTGGTGTGCAGTTTGAAACTACATAAAAAGACAAATTGTCAGCTAACTCTTCTGAGAAGTTAGAACAAGTTGACTCACTGACTTCACCATACAATTCTTTAATAAGTTGCGAAGTTATTGACAGTGCATTTGAGTCAGACACTATGATGACTTTCTTACCTTCATCTACGTGAAGCTTCACTGTTTCTGCGAAATTCATTGTACTCTCCTTAAAGATTCTAAAATTGTCTGTTGTTTCGATATGAGCATCCTACACCCACCATATCTACCTTGTCAACCATATCTAAAAACATTTCATAATAATCCGTGTTACGCTCTCAGGCACTCATACAGACGTTTTATCCTCAAACAAGAAAACTATTCGTCTAAACTGCTAAAGTTGCTAGAATCGCTTGTACGGCTCTTTAAACACTATGTTTAGCTAATCGCTACGCTTAGTGAATGTATACCTGAGTATCTACCCTGCCTGTACAAATACTTAGATGCACTGACAACATAATCTTGTGTTATAGTATAACAACACCATATGACAACCCGTTACAAAGTATTTCTGAACCCAAATACAAGTTATTGATTTATAAGGTTGTTACAAAACTTTACTTAAACACCCTCTTGACAAGCTAAAAGGTCAGCCCTATACTGCAATGAGGGGAAGGGGATTAGGTTTATATATTTTAATTAAATAATATTATATATCTTTTATCACACACCTGTTTGATACACGTAATTAAATATAATACTTAATATATACTAAATATAAATAATATTTATATAATACTAATAATATACTTACTATAGATACTTACTTTAAGTATACTTAAAGTATATCTTATGTACACTATAAGAATACTATAAGTATCACATACTGTATTAGATATATATATACAGAGTAGTTACCTACTAAATATAATTCAATAAGATTAATCCTGTTTATGTGTTATGTGTTTAATTCATTTAAGTTGTTTAAGTCAGTTAAACAAGTTTGTTATTGTGTTTAAATAAATAATCTTTTTGTGTTGATAGGTGTTGACATCATACTTGCCTTTGTGTAATATCTAAACAATCAAATAAGGAGATGTGTTATGATTTTACCAGTGATGTATGATAACTTGAGTATTCATGAGAAAAGATTAGTTAGAGAAGAGTATGTAAAACTACAAGAAGGTAATTGCTATTATTGCGGTGATACTCTTTCCGAAAAACCTGGTAGTAAAATTACAAACAAAAAGATAAATTGGAAGTTATTTCCACCTAACTTTTTGAAGTACCCTGTTCACTTACAACACTGTCATAAAACAGGTTGGACTGAGGGTGCTGTACATGCTTATTGTAATGCTGTTATGTGGCAATACGAAGGGAGATAACAAATGAAAACTGATTATGTGTTTGGTGATCGTGTTAAAGTGTTACCCAAAATAGACGAAGCTACAGAATATTCAGACAGGGTTAAAGATGGAGATATTGGTTTTGTGTTAAATAACAATGGTTCTACATTCCCTGTTGAAGTGCAGTTTGTTGGATACTCAGAAGTGTTTATGTATGAAGAATTAGAGTTCTTAAATTCTAATACATCGTTTCATTTTGATACACAACAACAAGCAGATCAGTTTGTTGAATTGTTAAAGATTGCTAGTTAAGGAGATGTATGTGTGTGATAATACAGAACGTGTTACAATCATAGAAGATAATGATTTCTTGAATACAGATGTTTCAGAACTTGTAGATGGAGATTATTATTTGTTTCATTTAACCAATGATGAGATGTATATTTACAAAGATGGTGTTATTTGTGTTAATAACATTGATTTACAACAGGAAGAATCATATTGTAATGTCCCTTATACAAATGGAACATTACAAGAGTTCATTGAAGGCTTAGGAGATTGATTATGTTAGGTAATTATAAAATACGTGTAAATAACGAAGCTGAAAGTACAGAAGCTCAGGAGTTGTTTGAGCAGCTTGGATTTGAGAAAACAGGATTTTCATGTGATGAATTTCCTTACTACTTGGCAACATGGGAAGGTGGTTTTTCAGACTACCCTCTTGATTCCTTGAACGTTAGCAGAGCAAGAAAAGAAATAACACTACCACAACTTAGAGACATTGTTGTTTTGCATCGTAATGATGTGAAAGATGCAACTCACAAATATATTGATGGTTGTGCAGCATACAAGACAGCTGATGACATATCATATTTGTGGACTCGAATGGGTTGGGAGTACAAAGGTGTTGCTAATGATTTAGTACCACTACACAAAGAAGGTGAACAAGGTTTGATTACTGGTGCTGAAGCGTTACGAGCTTTGGCGGACGGTCATGAAGTGCAACATTTCAATAAAAAAATGGCAACACTTGGAAACCTTGTTATGGATGAAGAATGGGGATGTTGTGATGAATTAACAATATCCGACTTTAATTCTGATGTATGGGCGTTCCGCCTAAAACCAAACACAGTAAAGATTGAAATAGAGATTCCTGCACCATTTGAACCGAAAGATGGTGATGAAGTTTACTTTATCGACTGCGATACAAAAAGAGGTTACTCTAGCGATATTATTGGTCAAGGGTGTGACCCTGATTGGATTCAATTCGGGGCTTGGAAATCAGAAGATGAAATCAAGCAAGTTGTAGCAGCTTTACGTTCTACATTGACTACTAAGTAGTGCTGTAACTAATTTCAATACGAGTTAAAGGGTTTTAAAATGATTAAACAACTGTGTAACGTAACAAAAGTGTGTACATCTTACCAAGACCGTAAGATTCTAATATTAGATGTTTGGGTTGAGTTAGAAGGTAAAGGTAGTTTCTCTTGTTTTAATATGGTGTTAGATACTTATGACAAAGAGAAACAACGTAGAGTTGGTACAGCTTATGCTGCTGAGATGATTATAGCTTGTTTAGATTTCTTTGGTGTTGATGATCTTTCACAAGTTAAGAATTACAAGTGCTACATCTTAACGGATAAAGACTATATTTGGTCTTGTACTGATGTGTTAGGTTTAGAGCAATTACCATTTGAAGAATATTCTCGTAACCGTAAGACAATTATTAAAGCAGATGTGCTTAAAGAGTTTGGGAGCAACGTATGAGTTTAAGTATTTATTTCTTAGATAACGATGGTGAAGATGTTGAACAACAAGTTTGTTTAAACATTACACACAACCTAAACAGTGTTGTTGACGAGCTAGGAAAGTTAGTAGGTAAACCTTACTACGAAGTTATTTGGAGACCTGACGAATTGTTTGGTTTAAAGAATGGTGAAGTTCCTGTTGGTTTAGTGTTAAAGGTTTTACCCCACTTGATTAAAAACTTACTAAAGTTTGAAGATCATTTAACAGAATATTTACCTAGTAATGGTTATGGTACTTTTGAGGGTTTGATCAGATTCTTGTGCGATTACTTGAAAGAGTGCTATACTCATCAAGAATCTTATATCTATTGTTGTCGTTAATTGGAGATGTTATAATGGATATTCAAGAATTAAAACAGTTTGAATCTGTATATCAACCAAGCAAAGAGGTTGCTTTTTGTTGGGGTGTGAAGAGATACGTGCAGATAAGCGTAGAAGAAAACCACACCGAAATTGTAGATCACGCAAATGACTCGCTTCGTATTTGGCAAGCAGCTAAAGCTCAAGCTGTTCCTGATGGATATAAGGTCGTACCTGTAAATTACGAATGTGTATGGTGTGGATGCACAGAAATAGATGGGTGGACAGATGAAAGTTGAATATGGTGTCGGTAATAGTATGGTTATGACAATTGGTGGTACAGAGTCTAAGTATGTAAAAGCTGATATTGAGATTTACAAATACGGATTCTTAATTAATGATTGGTATATTCATCAAGAAAATGGAGGTATTGTAGTAGAGAAAGATACTGAAAGATATTACTACACCAATGTTAATTTAGCCGTTAAACATTGCCTACTAGATAAAATATGATTTTATGAAAATGAATAATGGAAAGCACAAATGAGAGATGAAGTATGAAAGTATTAAACGTAGAAGTAATTGATATGTATGTTGAACGATACTCTAAAGAGAATTACTTAGAGATTTGTTTAACTACAACAAATGGCAGTTATATTGCAACTGTAAACATTCTAGGCATTTCTGATATAGATTTTTGGAATGAAGATTATGGTGTTGTTGGAAGCCCTGTATGGGTTGAAAGCAATGTACACGATGTATTAAGTTACAAAGTAAAAGTTGTAAGCGATGACGATGGAGAAGTTATTACAAACCCTGATATGGTAAGTGCAATAGAAGATGCTGTATATGCTTATGATTTTAGTAACGTAAACGAAGAAGTAGCTGAAATACTCATTAACGAAATGAGAGAGTCTTACGATTGTGATGCGTAACAAGTAAGTAAAATTAAAGTGTGTTATAATACTTATAGGAAGCTGTTTAGGCTTCCTTTTTATTTTTCAACAACAATAGGAATAAATTTTGAAATTAAATGTTAAATTAAAGAATCTAACAAGAAGTATCTCAATATGTGCTGTTCTCGCTCTCTCATCTACGATTGCAGCGACTTTACAAGCAGAAACTAATCCTAAACAGTCTCAAACACAAAAGCTCTCTAAGAGTCAAATAGAGTGTTTGGTGCTTAATAGTTACATGGAGTCAAGAGGACAAGGAGTAAAAGGAATGCAAGCTGTAACTTGGGTTGTCCTGAACAGAACTAAGCATCCATCATATCCATCAACCCCTTGTGCTGTAATCGCACAGCCTAAACAATTTAGTTGGTATGGCAACAAACCAATACAGATTAAAGAGAAAGACGCTTATACGCAAGCTGAGAGAGTCGTAGAGGGTGTTCTAAGTGGTAAGTTAAAGGATAACACAAATTCATCTACGCACTTCCATTCGGCACGTATTAAACCTAAATGGGCTAATCGCTTATCTTATACAACAACGATCGGTAGTCATTGTTTTTACAAGCTGAAGAAATAATTTAAATTTATCTAATATCTATATTGCAATCTGAGAATAGGTGTTGTATTCTTGGTTTATCAAAACAAATGTTGTAATACAGATTAAGGAGATGGTTGTGGGCAATACAATGTGGTTGTTAGAGACATACGGAATGGACGCCTATTATGGCAAGATAGACAAAGTTCGTGTCGGGTTATTTAAGACAGAGGATTCTGCTAAAAATCACGCTAAAGCTGTGTTAGGTAAGAACGATGAAGATTTTATATGGAGTTGCGAAATTACAGAATTAGAAGTATTTGCTTAAACAACTAGGAGAAGATTATGGAGATGACCAAATGAATGAATTTATAACTGAAACAGGAAAACACTTAATTGCATTTACTGATGAGTCTTTGATGACACTTTCTGAACATGGTGTACACATCTATTTTCTTTTTAAGACTTCAGAAGGTGATGTAAAAGTAAATGAGTCACTAACAAAAGTAATATGGGATAAAGAAAGAGAAGACTATTTATCTTTCTTTCAAAGAATCTATCCTATGGGTGTTCGTGGTTGTTTAGGTATGTTTTACAGTAAAGAAGATATTGGAGATGAATAAATGAAAGATTTAACTTTAGCTCAAATGCAATCATTAGGTATTAACAAATGGATGTCAGATAAGGAGATTGAGAAAACTTTATCTAAAGCATTAGAGGAGCAACAACAATTTCTTGATACACCAGTAAAAGAAGTTAAACAATCTGAAAGAACATTAGATGATGTGTTAGTAAATGGTGGTGATTACACATTGAAGTTTAATGGTAAGAAAGTTAAGATTCGTGTATTAACACCATCTGATATGCAATTAAGAGATAATGCTGGAAGTTATTCAGAGCAAGGTATTGAGTATGATGTTAAAGCTCCGTATCGTTTTCATTGTTATAATTCACATAACAACTTAGTTAGTGTTTCTTGTAAGACTTACGTTGAAGCAGAAGAAGTAATTGCAGAAATATATGAAAAAGGTCTTTACAGAATCTCATCAAGTAAGTTATAATCTAAACATCTTAAACAAAGGAGAAAGTAAATGCAAAATCAAATCATACCTAACGGAAGTAAGGTTGATACAGAGTACGGAGTATTTGAAGTTCTTGACTGCTGTATCGCTACAAATAAATATTTTTGTTATAAAAAAGATTTTGTGGGTCATAGCGGTGAAGCATACTTTGGTCACAAGTACATAGGCACAAAATACGAAGATAATTGTTGGTGGTTTTTTGAAAATGAAGTTACTTTGATTGAGGAAAATGAAGTGAGTGTTGCAAAACAACCAAAACTTAATTACCGAGAAATGAAACCAACAGATATGGTAAAAGTTTGTGTTGGTGATAATGAGTTTGAAGTACCTCTTGGCGATTTAGTTCACGCAACATCTTTACTAGGAGTTACTAATGGTAGTTATGGTTTTAGATTATGGGAAGCTTTAAATAAGTCTTTAGGGAAAGAAGGTTTTGTTGAAGATTTAGAGACTTTGATTGAATTTCGAGATAAACAGAAAGAAGCTCTTGATTATTTCTTTAAACCGTATTACGATAAGCAAGAGAAATTAAGTTAGCTAACTTAATTTCCGCTAAACAGAAAGAAGTTGAACAACTACTTGAAAAGTTAAATCAGATGTAGGAAACACAAATGCGTACATTTAACAAAATGAATACAACAGACGTAAAGAAAGCTCGTAAACAGAGTAAAGAATTGCGTAAGTTGAAAATGAGCAAGAACGCTATCATCTTTCAAGAAACAGATGAGAAACTAAAAGGTCAAGATGTTTCATACAATGAAGATTATTATGCAGATGATGGAGAGTGGTGATGAATAACCAAGCATATTTTACAGCAGCATCAATGAATACGATGCTGCATCACCTGAACGCTTTTGGTATAGAAGTTAAGTATGATAAGCATAAAGACGCTAACGTACTTATCCTGCTGCATACAGGAGTTTATCTACTATCTTCTGTAAAAGCACCAAACCGTAATTGTTCAACGTATCTTAGTGATAAAGATACTAAGGTTGATGTTGATGTTGTACAAGTAATGAAAGTGACCCAACAAAGTGCTTGTTGGTGTGAAATTTAAAAGTTATGTGTAAATTAATTTTAAAGGAGAGAGAAATGTTAGATACAGAATATATCGTAATTGAAGAACTACCAATAGGTTGTGTTATTTATGATAAAATTAAATGTACATCTGTGGTAATTGGTTCAAGAAAAGATGCTGAAGCTGTTATTGAGAGTTTACAGCGTTTAATTAATTGTTGGTATGAGGAGAAATAAATTGTTTGAATTAACACAAAACCAACAACAGAAACTGCGAGAGTGGTTTGACGGTTGTGATAAATTGATTCTTGAGAAACAGAAGAATGAGATGTCAAAAGAGGACTTCATTCTAAAAACAGGTAATGGAATGTATCCTTACTTTGGAGCAATCGGTGGTAATTATAAATACTCTTTTACTCCAAACTCAATCGGGATGTGTGTAGAAGTTACAAATATTTATCTAAATGAGACATTAGATTTAACAGATTATGAATCTTGGTAAGGAGAAATAAGTGAGTTTAGATAAAAGTTTTTTTACACGTAATACTAACATTACCGCAAAAGTGGTTTGTGATTCTATTAGTGAACAAGGTATTCGTTTAACTACATTTGAGATTGAATATCCTCGTATTGTTATGAGTGAATTTAATACCATGAGGGCGATCAGTAAGAACTCAAGCAGTAGTCGGGCTATTCCTGTTTCTAAGATGTTAGAACATACAAAGAATATTAACTTAAAACCGATTTACTTTGGTTCTAAGAAGTCAGGTATGCAAGCAGGGTATGAATTAGAAGGTGAGGACTTACAGTATGCTAAATCTACTTGGGAATCCGCATTACATAGTATGTGTCATAGTGCAAACATCTTAGACAGTTTAGGTGTTGCTAAAGAAGTTACAAATCGTTTAGTAGAACCTTTCCAATTAGTTAAAGTTGTTTGTACAGCAACCGATTGGGATAATTTCTTTAACTTACGACTACACCCTGATGCTGACCCTAATATATGTATGTTAGCTTATAAAATGTATAAAGCTATGGAAGAATCTAAACCTAAAGTATTAAAATCAGGAGAATATCACTTACCTTATGTAAATACTTATCGGGTTAAGTCGGGGCGTGGTGTTGGGAAGTTAGAATATTACACTGGAGTTGTCTCAACGCCTGATTATAATGTAATTAGTTTAGAAGATGCTATTAAAATCTCTGCTGCTTCTTGTGCAAGCGTTTCATACCGAACAGAAGGTATGACATTAGAGAAAGCTGATAAGATTTTTGATATGCTGATCAAAGCTGAAGTTGTACATAGTTCACCCTTGGAGCACTGTGCTACTCCTGTTAAACCTAAATTTAACGAGTTAGGTAAGGTTCGTGTCAATTGCTCAGAACCTCGGTCTTGGGAAGAGGGTATTACACACATAAACAAGCAAGGTGAGTTGTGTAGTGGTAACTTGAGAGGTTTTATTCAGTACCGTCATTTACTTCCGAACAACACCAACTGGAAATTTGATTTCGAGAAAAGAATGGAACTATTTAAATAACAAGTACAACGCAATGACTTAAATAGTTGTTGCGTTTTTATTTTACTTGTTTTATGATTGGTTTACTTAGAAAGGGTGTTACCAAATAGGAGATAATAAATGCACGCTTTAAATATTATGTGGTTATTGAATGAAGTAGATTGTAATACGGAAATAAACATATCAACGACAAAGACTAAACATGTTGATTGGTTAGAAATCAAAACCAACGATTTCAAATACTACATTGACGAAACAGGTTTTTGCAGACTTACTTACTTAGATCAACCAAAGAGTGTTGAGAAAGATATTGAATATTGGAATATGGTTAAGACTTGGGTTAAGAAGTATTATCAGGAGAGTTTCTAATGACAGAGCAAACTAAAACAACACACGAACCAATTGTATTAGATCGGTTTGAATATACCTTACCAAAAGGTGAGTATGTTGTATATAAAGAATCTTCAGGGTTCTCATATAAGATGAAGCACTCAAAGAAAGAGTTTGATTCAGAAGAAAAGGTATTAAAGTTTATTGAAGATACGTTGAAAGAACGCAAACGTTATCAACAACTACTTAAAACCCTCAGTGTACCTGAATTAAATAAGTTGTTCTCTGATGTTGTGTTACTGGGATTAACTCCTGCACAGATTAAAGAGTATGATGTCATCGAGCAATTTGAATATGTTGTGCTTGTGGATGATTGTTACAATGCAAAAAATCAAACATTTAAATCTTTGTATGATGTTAAGATGTTTGTTGCAAATTGTGTAGGATTAGACTTTCATGGTGATTTAGATTTAAAAGATGACGAAGATAACACTGTTGTTCGAGGAGGTTATTGATATGACAAACAAACAATCACAATACATTATCACATACGATGATTTTAATGATTCATTCTTATGCAATATTGATGGAGAAATAATCTCAGCTAACTTTGTTGGAGAGATATTAAGTTATATTGCTAAACTATATGATTATGAACCAAAGATTATTTATTCAGAATTGCATTATGCTAAAGTGCTAGAGAATGAACTAAACATTACTATTGAACAATGCTACTATTGAAATTAAAGGTTAAGAGGAAACTGAAATGAAAGAGTTAATTTTAAACATTGAACAGTGGGCTGAAGATCGTAACATTATTAAAGGGGCTAAACCTCTTGATCAAGCTATGAAATTGTTGGCTGAAAATGGGGAACTTTCTGATCATGTTGGGAATAATGAATTAGATAAAGTGTTTGATGATGTTGGCGATGTATTTGTTGTTTTAACTATCATTGCTAAACAATGTAACCTATCAATTTATAATCACTTAGATACAAAGTTAAAACCTTCAGGATTGAAAGTTGATGTAGCTTTCTTAGCGTCTGAGTTAGCTACAATCGCAACAGAGGTATATGAATGGGATAACGAGTCAACGTACTTCCCTGAATACGCTTTAAGCTACGCTGTAGCTCGATTACGATCTATTGCTGAACAAGTAGGACTAACCTTAGAGTATTGCGTAGAGCAAGCTTATATCGACATTAAACACCGTAAAGGGGTATTGTACGAAGGGGTGTTCATAAAAGAATCTAATCCTGCTTATAAAGAAGCTTTAGAGAAGCTAGGTAAAGTTTAATAACACAAAGCATGTTAGCGAATTTTAATTAATTTGTTGACATGCTTTTTCTATTTGTGTACTATGTATTTATCGAAACGAAATGTTATCTAAAGGAGATATGTTATGAGCTTAAATCAAGAACTGTTGGATGTTGTTTTACAGAACGAAATCTTTCAGGAAATTGCACTGAACAAAGATGAACAATATGTTCAAGAATTAGTCCGCACTATTGAACTAGACATTCAAAA